ATGACATTTATAATTCCTCTTTCGATATATTTATGCTTGCGCTTCAGACCAAAATAAGTTAATATTTGCAACAGCTGCAGCACTGTCTAAGTTTTTAACAACAATTGCCAACATGTCTGGTCCATCAGGATAGTTAGCGTAACCACCAATTGATGAGTTTGATAATTCTTTCAACTGCCCCAAGTCAATTTCAGCAAAACCATTTGGTTGACCAAGAGTTGAAAAATTCTGTTCTCCTGGAGCTGCAGCAGTTGAACTGCTTGTAGAAATTTGAGCAAAAGAAGGTTGAGAACCAAGAGCAACAGTATTAACAGAAGACCATGTTAGTGATGTTGCATCAATATTTCCTGGGTTTAAAATACCAGTTACCTGTACAGATTTGTCTGATTGAACCTGTAGTTTTTGTAGTAATAGTAAAGATCTATTCACTAAATCTCGATCGCCAAGAGTTCCTGAGATTGAGTTTGATACTGATGGAGCCAAACGAAGGAAGAACGCAGTCTTAGATTGTCCACCAGTTAATGCTATACCTGTGGCAGTATAGTTAAAGTAGTAACCACGATCATTATCAAAACCACCATCAATAATATAAGAAGAACCCCAGTGACATATAGTTGGAGATGCTGTAACAGAAGATAACCATACAGCAGTTTTACCATTACCAACAGTATGAGATGCTGCACTAGTTCCAGTAAATGTCTGAGATTTACCACCAACATATTGAGTTATGGATGCTCCACGAGTACAACCAGTTAAACTATTTCCAGTGACACCAGAGAAGTTAATTAACTCACCTTCAATATTAACTGTTCCACCAATAGTTGGAAAACGAGACGCATCAACCAATGGTATAGTTGTTGCAGAACTGTTAATCGTTGCAGAAAGAGTTGATACTGCAGATTCATTTTTAACTTGATAACGAACTGCTTGGTTACCAGTTCTCATATACGCTTCATCGTTTAAGTTATTCTGTTTCATACGATGCGCAAGAACAAAGTTACCATCTGCTCCACGCATCATAAAATCAATAAAACCAGCACCATACCATGAGAACGAAATTCCCATCATTTGCATTTTGTTCATATTAACATTGAATCCAGAGAAACCAGTTCCATCCATTTTATCAATATTAAATTGAGATTGTGGAACTCGTTGATCTGACACTAAAGCATATTTAATTGAAGATGCAGAACTAACACCACGATACTCTGGACTAATAGACATGGTATTGTCGTCAGTAATAGAACCAACTTTATATGTCATACCACGAATAACAATATTATCACCAATTTTTAACTGTTGAGTAAAACGGCAAGAGCCATTACCAGTCACAGTTTGAGATCCTGGAGTTACAGAAATATATGCAGATAATTGATATGTAGCTGATCGTTTAACACATGCTAATTCTTTACCATCAAATTCCCAGAACACTCCGTTCTGCTCATCAAATGGACCGCAACGAACAGTTGATCCTGTCCAAGCAGTACAAGTTACACGAGGGAATGAAGTAATAACAGCAGATGCAGCACCCAGTGCTGAAGAAGCAACAATAGTAAATACTGTTTCAGAAATAATACTATTTACACCATATGTTCCATTATATCCAGATGTTAAAACACCATCAATTTTAACTGTTGAGTTGACTTGAAGACCATGATCAATTTCAGTTGTAACTGTAATTAACGAACCAGAGGTAGTACCTAAAGCAGAGATTTGATCTAAGTTAATAACAGGATTAAATAAAACACCTGAAGACCAGAACAAACCTTTACCAGATTGATAACGCATGTATTTTTTAGTCTGACGAGAAACAGAAGCACCATGAGTTGGAACAAAGTTACCCAACTGAACACCACCATCAAATGGACGATGAAGAACAAATGCGTCTGAACGAGTATACACAGACATGTTAATTGAAGAGTTGGCAACTGCGCCACCAACACGAGCAGTGAAGGTGAATTGTGTTGTAGAAGTAACTGTTTCTGCGTAGAAATTACCTGTCAACAGCGAGTGGTTAGATCCACTAGAAATAGCAACTCCAACAAGTGGGCATCCTGGAGTTAAACCATGATTAGATGAACAAGTAACAGTAATTACAGAAGGCGACGCTGCATTTGATGTGATCGAAGAAATATTTAATGAAGATCCAGTATAAAAACCACCACGACGAGCATAAGTTGATGCATTGTATAACGATAAAGCAGCAGTTCCAACAATACCTTTTGCGTAGTATGTTAGCGTAGTTGAAGTTGGGGTTGAATTAACAACGAATGATCCTTCAGCACGAGAAGACGATGCAGTATTTGCCAAACCATAAACAATAACTGGAGTTGCAACAGATAATCCGTGATCAGCAGAACAAGTAACAGTAATTAATGATGGAGAGTTACCATCAGTTGTTACATCAGTAACGAATAAATCAAGTCCTGGTTTTTCATAGATACCTGGAATATTTCTTTGGTCAAAATAGTTCTGCCATTTAGTTGGTTGAAGACCATATTCAAAGTCAGCGTCAATCAATGCCTGTGGATTGGCAACACGCATTCTTTCAATAGCATCAACACCAAAAGCATATGGGCGAACTACATTACCGATATTTTTTGGAGCATCAGTATAGATAGCAATTTTATCATCTGACAAATAAGAAGAAGTGTCAGCAGAAAATGTTAGTGTTGAAACACCTTGTTGTTCAGAATAAAATGTAGTAGAGTCGGAAGAATCGTAAGTGATAGTACCGCTACGAGTTGGATCGCCAATCGCATATAAGTTTGTTTGATTGGTTTTATTTGCGATAATTAACAATTGAGTTAAATCACACTTACCTGGAAACTTTAGCGTACCTGCGCCAGCAATTCCTGGAGTAAAAATATATTTTTCAATTAGTTGGCGAGCCATGTTTTTCCTTTAGAATCCGAAAATAATAGAGTAACCAAGATAATCTGATTTAACAGATTGATCAAGGTTGTTCAATGAGATAATACCTGTAAAACTTAAGATACCTAGATCGTATACATAGTTATTCGATCCAGTAACTGATCCCTCATCTTCAGTAATAGAAGCTACATCATATACAAATCCAAGATCTGATAGAGTAGAACCAAAAATAGCAGAAGCAATGGTTGCATTGGAGTCAGCATTAATCCAATTTGCTCCATTGTAAGTAAGGACTTGCCCAGAAGTAGAACTTGATAATGAAACATCAGTAAGAGATGCCAATGTTCCACCTGGAACTGTTGCCCATATAAGACCCGATCCAGTTGATTTTAGAAACTGTCCATTTGATCCTGTGTTTCCACCTGCTGTCAATGAACCAGTCAATACAGCGGAAGATAGAGTTTTGTTTGTTAGGGTTTGTGTGCCAGCTAATGTAGCAACAGTAACAATGGAAGCAGTTCCACTGTCTTTTTTGAAGAATAGATTACCGTCGTATGTGTTGAGTGCTAACTCTCCAAGCGCAAGATCGCCTGTGGTTGGATTTCTGCCTGTTACGGCACTTCGTTTAAGAACGACTGTGTTAGCCATAATAACCTATTCTATGTAGAATTAAAACAACCAGTATATACTGGGGTGGGAATTACACCCACCATGTATTTAGATCAATTAGTAAGTGCCACCATCGATATTAAATCCATCGAGAGTAGAAGTTCCTGCACCAGCACCAGTAATATTAATACCAACATACATTGATTTAGTGACTGCTAAACCACCTGACATAACAACACCTGCAGTTGTTAAGTTAGTAGCATCAGTAGCATTGGTTAATGTTACTAAGCCAGAAGCACTTAGTGTAGTTGCTGCAACAGAACCTGCAAAACTAGAAGCAGTAATTGTTTTATTGCTTAATGATTCAGTTCCAGTTAAAGTGGCAAGAGTACCAGTTGTTGGTAGTGTTACATTAGTTGCACCAGTGGCAGTAAGAGTAGTACTGTATGCACCAGCAGTAGCTAATGTAGATCCATTGACTAAAGTTAATGTGCCAGTAGTAGATGATATTGTCAAACCATTAACAGTTTTATTTGTTAATGCTTCAGAACCAGCTAATGTTGCTAGAGTACCAGTTGTTGGTAGTGTTAATGATGTATTGGCAGTGGCAGTAAATGTTTGGCTATAAGCACCAGCATGGGAAACAGCACCAGCAGAAGAGAAATTACCACCAAGAGTAATAGTGCTTGAACCATTATTAACACCAGTACCACCATAAGTAGCACCGATTAATGAACCTTGCCAAGTACCAGTACCAATAGTACCAAGAGTTGTAATTGAAGTTTGACCAACATAGCTGGTAGAAATATCAATTGCATCTGCAGAGATAGCAATACGATTTGTTGTACCAACAGCATTAATAGTATTGCCAGTTTTAGTAAGACCATCACCAGCAGTAATTTGACCCGCACCAGAGAACTGACTAAAGTCGATTGAAGTAGTGCCGATAGTAATCGCTGTATTTGTGGAAACTACATAACCATTGTCTGCT